ATTGGTTGCCATCCTGAGAGCGAGGAATTTTGGTATGAGAGTCCTTATCAGTATCTTGATGGATATTGGCACGATGGTAAACATCACAAATTGCTATTAGAATTTGTGGAGAAGTTGTTTAGATGAATATCAGATTTTTCATGATTTGGTATTATATCAAATATTATGTCTATCTAGGATATTGTCGTCTGATAAGACGCGAACATCCACACGATCGCGCGAAGAAACAGGATCCGTTCATTTATGAAGAATGATTTAGTTGGATTTACTGAAGGATTTCACACAGAATCTTTGGCTATTATCAATGACGACGTTTGCTATTTTTATCCGAAAGGATTTGATCCTAATATCGTCGACTCAAAAGAGATAGCTTTCTATGAAAAACCGTTTCTTAAGAGAACAAGACAACTGTATGCTGGTCAGCATAAAACCGCATTGAGTCGCAGAAAACTAAAGCTGAAACCTAAGTATTATTTCTCGCATCATCTTTCGCATGCTGCGACTGCATTTCAAACTTCTCCTTTCACTCAGTCGGCTATCGTCATCGCCGATTCTATTGGTGAATGGGATACGACTAGCATATGGGATGCGTGGTATGATAGAGAAGGTAACGCTTCATACAGAAAAGTATGTTCGCAGCAGTATCCATATAGTTTAGGATTGTTCTATAGCTCTATCACTCAGCTTGCTGGATTTAAGCCAAATGCAGAAGAGAATAAGTTGATGGAGCTATCAAAGAAAGGCTCATTCAATCAAAAGCTTTTCTACGATATGATAGAACAACTTTCATATCGAAATAATCATCGTGGTTGTTTGGATATGTATCCTGAAATAAGTCCGGATATCTTAGCTTTCAATGCTCAAAAATGTTTGACACATGCGATGACAGATTTGTTCAGGAAAGCGAATACGATATCAAAAAATATATGCTTTGGTGGCGGAGTGGCTTTCAATAAATTAGCTATTGACAATTTGAAGCAAACAGGATATAATGTATATGTTCCTGGAAATCCAGGAGATGCGGGAAGCGCCATAGGAGCAGCCGCTCTTCTATATAAGAAACATCTAGATAAAGTAGAATATAAATAAGGAGCGTGGGCAGGATGGTAATGCAGCGGTTTGCTAAACCGTACAACCGAAAGGTTGAATTGGTTCGATTCCAATACGCTCCGCCATACATCAGTGAAGTGTTACGGTAGCACATCAGTCTCCAAAACTGAGGGCGTGGGTTCGACTCCTACCACTGGTGCCATTTTAATAGGGTGATATATGAAAAGACTTGCAGTTATTGGTAGAGGAACTGCTGGAGCGCTCGCCGCTTCTCATTTTGCTCGCTGGACAGATTGGGCTATTGATTGGTATTTTGATCCACAGATTAGTCCTCAAGCAGTAGGTGAAGGTGGACCAATCGCTCTCGGTTACATGCTTTCATACGGACACGAATTCGAACATTTCGATTTGTCTAAGATCGACGGGCACTATAAGACTGGTATTCATAAGACTGGATGGAGTGATGGAAAAGCGTTTACTCACACGTTCGCTCCTCCATTGGTCTCGTATCACTTTAACGCTATCGCTCTTCAAAATCATATTCTCTCTCTGCTAAGAAAACATCCTAGAGTTCGTATCATAGAACAGAACGTATCAGCTTTTACTGTTGATGCGGACTACGTTATGGATTGCTCAGGCAGACCAGATTCGTATGAAGACTTCTATCTTCCGGAAAGCATTCCTGTAAATTCGGTGTATGTCACGCAGTGTCCGTGGGATTATCCTAAGTTCGATCACACACTTGCAGCTGCTCGTCCTCATGGTTGGGTCTTTGGTATTCCTCTTAGAAATCGTTGTTCTGTAGGCTATATGTACAACAGCGAAATGAGTTCGCTCGATGAAGTCAAAGAAGACGTTAAGAATATCTTTATCGAGCAGGGATTAACTCCAAGCAATCAGACGAACGCATTCAGCTTCAAGAACTATTTCAGGAAACAGAATTACGTTGATTCACGAATCGCATACAATGGAAATGCTTCGTTCTTCCTAGAGCCAATGGAGGCGACTTCTATCAGTCTTATGGATATGATTAATCGTCAAGCATATGGAATGTGGACCGAAGGATATTCCAACCAGCATACGAACAATCTCTATCTTAAAAGAGTTTATGAAATCGAAAATATGATCATGATGCATTACTATGCTGGATCTATTTTCAAATCAAAGTTCTGGGAATTTGCTCAAGCAAGAGCTTTACCTATTATGGAAAGATCTGTGCGAGATAAAGAATTCATGACTTGGATTGACACATCCAAAACATACGTTTATGGTGATGATCCAAACACAGGAGGAAATACTCCTGTTCATTACGGAACGTGGTGGATAGGTTCTTTTAAGCAAAATTGTTCTGCGCTGGGGCTCTATGAAAAACTGGATAATTTGCGTTCATCAATCTAGCGACGATCTCTGCGACGGGAAGAATCTCATTAACGAATTTCTTTCCTTCACCAACAAAGAGATGTCCACCGTTTCCATTTATGCCTAAAGTTAAACTCTCCGAATTATTAGTGTTGTCTATTCCACTGTATTCTGAGAAGATAAATGCATTTTGAATAGCAGACTCACTTCGCATTTTGTCGAGTGGTCTGCTATTTTCGTTTATGACGGCTTGTTTAGATTTCTGACAAATATGACTTTCCTCAGACAACGCAAACAGTGTTCCTATTCCAACAGCTGTTGCTCCCTCTTTAAGATATCTCATTATCTGCTCGTTCGTAGAAATTCCGCCAGATACGATAGTCGCTTTATCTTTTAGGAATCTGTTAGAAATGTCCAGCATATAAGAAAGAGATATGGGTTTGTTGGATATCTTTCCTGCGCCTTCTCTTCCTTTGAATAGTACTCCATCCATAACAGGATACATTCTCCAGAAATTAGGATGTGGGTCATAAGGAAAATCGCGACTGTTGAATATGCTCTTCACGACGACCTTTAAGCCGATACTCTTTAGGTCTTTGACAAGAGATACGAAATCACTGAAGTCATTGATTCCTTTTCCGTGCGTATCATTATTCATCATTAGAAATATTTCTATATGAGTCAGTTTCGTTTCCTCAAATAGATCATACAAAATTTTACGATTGTGATATAATATATCATCGCTGACACTTAACATCAAATTATTAGTCCCCGTCTTATCAGCAAAATCAAATAAATCACGAGCGAGATCTTGTGTTCGAAACACATTACCCATCTCGCTCATATAATTAGGAATAGACAAACTAGGAAGCGCACCGGCTTTACTGACTGCAACTGCCAAGTTCAAATCAGAAACGCCATTCATCGGCAGACATACAATAGGATGTTTGCATCCAAAGAAATCAGTATGTGTCATCATACAACTATATAGATCAATGAGTAGGAATGTAGAAATGAATATCGAAGAAGTCCGTGAGTTTATTCGTAACTCTTCAGAGTCAAGCTGTGTATATATTGGCGCAGATTCTGAACGATATCGCAAGGATGATCATTGGCAAGCTGATTATACGGTTGCTGTCGTGATCCATATCGACGGCTCGCGTGGCTGTAAGGTATTCGGACAGATATCAACAGAACGAGACTACGATAAGCGTCACGATCGTCCAGCATATCGCTTGATGAATGAGGTGTATCGCGCTTCTCAAATGTATATAGATCTGTTCGAAGCCATTGGCGACAGACATGTCGAAGTTCATCTGGATATCAATCCCGACGAGATGCATGGCTCTTCCTGCGTGATTCAGCAGGCTACAGGCTATATCCGTGGCATGTGTGGATTCGCGCCCAAAGTAAAGCCCGATGCTTTCGCTGCCAGCTATGCAGCAGATCGCCTAAAAGAGATTTTGGCTTCATAATAGTCTTGACAACTGGCTCCTTTCACCATATAATACTAAATGTGATAAGGGGTCAGTTATGGCTATTCTACCAATCTACTACACCAGCAACAATATGCGTAAGCGTAAGGCTCGTACACCCACACAGGGTATGATTGAAGCTCAACGTAAGACGAATGAACTACTCGAGAAGGTAGGATACTTCAAAGGCACTAAGACTAGTCCTAAGAAGTTTACCTATAGTCTTGCAGTAGAATCTAATGCAGCACCAATGTCCAATACCATTCCAGGTGGTATTGCTGCCAAGCGTGACGTTCTCAATGACCATAAGTGGAAACGTGATCGTCAAGAGTCTGCTGCTACTGTGAAGGCTATCGAAGAGAAGGCAATGCGTGTTGCTCCTGCGTATAACAAAGGTGCAACTCAATATATCACTGATGGAACTGATGCTAAATTTCTCGGAAGGAAAGTGTGATGCTATATAATAAAGAACAGATTCGTGAAGCTGCTCTCGAAGGCGTTATCTTGGTTGAGTTTACCAAGAAGGACGGTACTCTACGCGAAATGCGTTGCTCATTGAATGAGAAGTATCTTCCTCCAGCAAAGATAGAAACTGCATCTAGGCCTTGGTGGGATTCTCCTACTCCGCCTGCGACTGCAGAAAATCTTGATGTTCTTGCTGTATGGGATATTGAAGCAAAGGGTTGGCGCTCTTTTCGAATTGATTCTGTAATATCTATGGAGAAAGATAATGACTAAACTGAATATCACTGGACTCAAAGAGTCTTCTACTCAAGCTCATATTGAACCTGCGAATAATGGTACATATGCTCACGTCGGTTCTAAAGGTGGAACTGAGCAGATGTACGAAGGACTGATGGCTCGTCTTCCTAAAGAGCTTACAGACGAGTTCAATATCATCTGCTCTCGCGTGCGTGATGAGAATATTAGCAAGACGAAGAAGAACATTCTTTGGCTTCATGATACTTGGGACGATCCAGAATCCGAACATCTTAAGAAGAAGGAAAGCTTGGATCGTTTTGAGAAGCTCGTTTTCGTTTCTCATTACCAGCAGGCTACGTTCAATATCGGCCTTGGTGTTCCATACGATAAGGGTATCGTTCTTCAGAATGCTATCGTTCCTTTCGAGGAACATGCAAAGCCAAAGGGAACTATCAATCTTATTTATCACACAACGCCGCATCGTGGCTTAGAGCTTCTGATTCCTGTCGTTGAGTTCCTCGCAGATAAGGGCTTGGATTTTCATCTTGATGTCTACTCATCGTTCGCTATCTACGGATGGCCTGCTCGCGATGAGCCATATCTCCAACTATTTGAGCGCATTAAGAATCATCCGAAGATGACGTATCATGGCTATCAACCTAATGAAGTCATTCGCGAAGCTCTTAAGAAAGCCCACGTGTACGTCTATCCTAGCATTTGGCCAGAGACTTCTGGTATTTCAGTTCTTGAGGCTATGAGCGCTGGCTGTAACGTGATTTGCCCAACACTCGCTGCTCTCCCCGAAACTTGTGCCAACTTTGCCATTATGTATGGATGGACTGAGAACAACAACAAGCACGCCAATATGTTCGCAGGGATTCTTAGCATGATCATCAGCGAATATTGGGTAGAATTCAATCAGCAGAGATTGGGCTTCCAAAAGGCATACTTTGACAATTTCTATAATTGGGATATGAGGGCTGCTCAGTGGAAAGACTTCCTAGTCTCTATCCAAAACAAGCCTTGACATTTGAAAGTCACTGTGATATAATGATTCATAGTGAAAGGATATCCTCATGGCAAAGAATCTCTTAAAGACGGGCGTGGTTAAGAAGAAGCGTGTCTTCACGCCTCGTGGTCTTGACGCCAAGTATTGGGGCGAAGAACCAACTTGGGACGATCAAGCTTTCTTGAGTGAAAGTGAGATTAGCTCCAAGATTGGCTTCGCCTACAACTGGTACAATTATTTCCACGAAGTCAAAACAGCTCGTGAGAATATCCTAGCCTATATGACTGAGCAGGGTATGTCTAAGGCTGCCATTGCTATGGTGAATCGTAATTCGGATAACAAGCTCAATGCCAGCATGTGTAACACAGCACGCATGCTTTCTATGGGCTTGGAATCCGAAGAGCTTACAAAGAAGCTGAACGATCATCTAGTCAAGCTCGTAGAGAATGGTATCGAGATTGAGAAGGCTGAGAAAGCTGCTGCGCTCGTTGTAGCGATTCCTAAGAATCCTGCCAGCAATCTCATCGGCGACATCGAAGAGATGCTCGACAAAGATAGTCCTGTCTTGATAGAGGGATTCTACTCATGGCTGAAAGACACACGTCAAGTGAAGCCAGCCGCTGCTAAGGCTATCGCCGACTACTACAAGCCAACTCTTGCTGAGTTGCAGGAAGCAGAAAAGACTAAAGATCCAGATCTGAAGTATGCGTATCGCCACTTCACAAAAAAGAAGTTCAAGGAACGCATTGCTATTTTCTCTGGTATCATCAGCGACTGTGAATCTATCGTTTCTAATAGTCGCAAAGTCACCAATGCGAAGCCGCGCAAGACAAAGCCTAAGTCTGCTGAGAAGCTTGTGTCTAAGATCAAGTTCCAGAAGGAAGATACTACTCTCAAGATCGCGAGTATCGATCCTTCCAAGCTTGTTGGGGCTACAGAGCTTTGGACATTCAATACTAAATACAACGTCCTTGCTCATTATGTTTCCAATGAAGGCGGACTTTCGCTGAAGGGTACTACTCTCCAGAACTTTGGTGAAGCATCTAAGCAGAAGAAGCTGCGTAAGCCAGCTGAATCTCTACCCAACATCACAACTAGCACCTCAAAGAGTGCCGAACGCAGCTTCGAAGCCATTAAGACTAAGGACGCCATTCCGAATGGACGAATCAACGAATATACCATCATCCTCAGGGCAGTCAAATAACAACGTCGTTCGGTTTCCGAAGCGAAATCTACGAGTCGTTCCCCCAGTAGAAGACAAAGCTGTTAGGGAAACGACTCGTAGAGCATACGTTGATGAGGTATCTGAAGCCTATGCTAATCATATTGCAAACAAGCTTGCACAGCAGGGCTTTGATATCTTTGATAAGCAGTTCGACAAACACTTTGGCTTTGCCATTGAAGCACTACGTTCTACGCTGCTTATGACTATGGGACTCCATCATCCCTTTCAAGAAATCGTCGAGGCTACTGTTCAGACTCTAGCCAAGAACGACAATATAGATGATGACTACGATCCGGCTTGACAACCTATCCACGACCTGATATAATGTTAATATGAATGGAGAGTTGATATGATACTCGTGGATTTCAGCCAAGTCATGATTTCAAATATCATGATGCAGCTATCAAATAATGAACAGAAGCTCGACGAAGATACGGTCCGCCATATGGTTCTGTCGAGCTTTCGCATGTACAAGCAGAAGTTTGGTAAAGAGTATGGCGAGCTTGTAATATGCTGCGACGGTCCTTCTTATTGGCGTCGTGAAGTGTTTCCTAATTACAAGGCTAATCGCAAGAAAGCGCGAGCCAATTCCGATCACGACTGGAAGACTATCTTTGTATCCTTACACAAGATTCGCGAGGAGATTCGCGACAACATGCCTTATCCCGTGTTGTGCTTCGATCGTGCTGAGGCCGACGACATTATCGGTTCTATCTGTAACGCTAATGGTTCGTTCCTGAACACAGCTGAGAAGATTCTCATCATCTCTGGCGATAAGGATTTCATGCAGCTCCAGCTGTTTGGAAACATTACGCAGTATTCCCCCATCGCTAAGAAGTTCATTGCGCCCGACGTCAATCCTGCAAGATTCAAAGAATATCATATCTTGCAAGGAGACAGCGGTGACGGTGTACCTAATTTCCTTTCCGAAGACGACACGTTTATCGTAGCGGGTAAACGACAGAAGCCTCTCCCTAAGAAGAAGCTCGAAGAGTGGACTCTTATGATGCCAGAAGCATATTGCACTCCAGAGATGCTTAGAAACTATAATAGAAACAAGATGATGGTTGATCTGGACTTGGTTCCTGATGAACTTCAGAAAGAAATCGTAGAAGCGTTTGATAAGTATGAGCGTAATCCACGAAGCATGATCTTGAATTACTTCATCAAGCATCGGCTGCGCAACTTAACAGAATCTATCTCGGAATTCTAATATGAAAAAGATCTTTCTTGGTGTCGCAATGCTCGCGCTCGCGGGATGTGCGCAAGGAATTCAATACGGCGAGTTTACTGACTATAGAAAAGGTCATGCACCCCAGACTCTCTCGCTGGTTCAGGCTAGTGAGAGAGTAGGCGCTACTAAGAACAGTCCAGTGCTCATTCGTATCTTCAAAGAATCGAATGAACTGGAATTTTGGCGTAAGACTGCGTCTGGCGAGTATGCGCTGGTGCATACGTTTAGCGTGTGTGCATACAGCGGAGAGCTTGGACCTAAGAAGAAGTTAGGTGATCGTCAGTCGCCTGAGGGTTTCTATAGCACTGCTTTTGAGAATCTGAATTTCAATAGCATTAGATATCTCTCATTCAACACTGGCTATCCTAATGAGTACGATCGTGCTCATGGTCGTAGTGGTGGAAGCATTATGATTCACGGTGGATGCGACAGCTCTGGTTGCTTTGCGATTAAAGACGTTCCTATGCAAGATCTCTTTGCAGCGATTCGTGATTCTTTGAAGGCAGGACAAAAGATGGTTCAGATTCATATGTATCCGTTCCGTATGAACGAATTCAATATGCTTGCTCATTCAAAGAATCCTAATATGGATTTCTGGAAGCAGCTCAAGGTTGGATATGATAAATTTGAAGTTGCTCATAAAGAACTAAATGTAAGTGTAGTCAACAAGCGATATGTGGTGAAGTGATGAATGATCGTTTAGAGCGTGATATCACTGCGCTGGAAAAAGAAATTCGGCAGCTAAAAACAAAGCTCGATAACTCTATTATTGATATTCGCGCCGTAGATTATTGGGGATGGGTTCAATCGCACCCTCCCATGAAGTCTAAAGTCTGGGACGTTGTGCGTCATGAGATTCAATATAAACGCCAAGGTTCGCCAGAGTGGATTCCGCTTCCAATAGTCCATCGCGATCTAGACGATTCTAAATACACCGTAATTCCACTTCCTACAGGAGAACTAGAAGAATGATTGATATGGCTAAGTATGCTGAGTTCGTTATGGCTGTAACGAGCAAAGAGAGTCGCGTGTGTGCGGAATTTCTTGACAGAGTGAAG